GCGTCGGTCCTGAACAACGGTTTCAGCCAGAGCTTCCTCGGTGGCGACGGCGTCTCCCTGTTCGGCGTGAACTCTTCGGGCACCCGCGTTGGCCACCCGCTGGTTGGCGGCGGCCAGAACTACAACAGCCCGACCACTGGTGTCGATCTGAACGAGACCTCGCTGGAAAACGCCACGATTCAAATCGCTGCGTGGACCGACGAACGTGGTCTGCTGATCGCTGCCAAGCCGGTCAAGCTGGTGGTTCCCCCGGCCCTGATGTTCCAGTCCAAGCGTCTGCTGGACACCGAACTGCGTGTTGCTACCGCTGACAACGACATCAACGCCATCAAGCAGATGGGCACCATCTCCGGTGGCTACACCGTCAACCACTTCTTGACCGACCCGAACGCTTGGTTCCTGACCACTGACGTTCCCAACGGCCTGAAGCACTTCGAGCGTGTGGCTCTGTCCACCTCGATGGACGGCGACTTTGACACCGGCAACGTCCGTTACAAGGCTCGCGAGCGTTACAGCTTCGGCTGGTCCGATCCCCTCGGCATGTGGGGTTCTGCCGGTTCGACCTGATCTTCAGGAAGACTGTGAAAAAGGGGCCTTGTGCCCCTTTTTCTTTTGGGTTATATTGCCCCAAACCCGGGGTCATCCGGTGTTGCTGACAGGTCCCGGCCTGACGACATGCAGACAGCAGCACCTCAATCGCATGTGAGGTTCAAATGGCCAATACCACTTTCAACGGACCGGTCCGGTCACAAAACGGTTTCCAGTCCATCACGGTTAACTCCACCACTGGTGCAGTCACCGTCAACTCCTCTTTTGGTACCGATGTCACTCTGGGCACTCAGTCGCTGTCTGGCGCTGGCGCTGTGGACATTACCAACGCATTCACTGCTCTGACCACCACTGGCTCGGCGCAAGCCCTGACTCTGGCTGACGGCACTGTGGGTGAGATCAAGGTCATCACGCACGTTGTGGATGGTGGCTCGGCGGTTCTGACCCCCACTACCCCTCTGGGCTTTGCAACGATCACGTTCACTGCTGCTGGCGACAGCGCCATGCTGGTCTACACTGCCGCTGGTTGGGCAATCATCGGTTCTCGCGGCGTCACCATCGCCTAATAGGAGGCCGACATGGCCATGCAATACGACGTTAAGTCGCAACACGCTGCCGTTTCCGGCCTGATGATTCCGTATCGAACGCGTTTGAAGGGGGCTGTAATTTTCCCTTTCAGCGGCGCTACGGGCTACTCGGCTTTCGTTGATAACACTTCGATTTCCGGTACGTACGCACGCACCACGACCACCGCAACGGTGACCGCAGCAAACCACGGTTTGTCTACTGGCCAGTGGGTGTATTTGGACTGGGATTTGACCGACGATCCTTATCAAGTGACGGTGACAACCCCCAACGCCTTCACAGTGACTGTGACAAATACGGGCGCTACCAGCGGAAACGTGACTGTGTACAACAAGATGTTGCTTCAGGCAGATGCTTCAAACGCCACGGCGTATAACTTAATTATTCCCGGAGAAGGTATCGTGGCTGAGAACGGCATTCGCGTGTTTTTGGCGGCAGATATTCACTGCACGGTGTTTTATGGCTAAGACCGCAGCATGGCAACGCAAGGAAGGCAAGTCGGAGAAGGGCGGCCTCAACGCGAAGGGCCGTGCGTCTTACAACAAAGCCAACCCCGGGAAACCCGGGTTGAAACCGCCGCAACCAGAGGGCGGGTCAAGGCGCGACTCCTTTTGCGCGAGGATGAGTGGCATGAAGAAGAAGCTCACCTCGGCCAAGACCGCGAAAGACCCAAACTCCCGGATTAACAAGTCGTTGCGCGCATGGAATTGCTGACATGAAGCAGGAAAACGTTGAGCTTGTGAAACAGGTTGGCGACGGCCTGTCGGTTGTTACCGCTATCGGCACTCTCGTGCAGTTGCTGCCTTCTGTCGCTGCGCTGTTCACAATTATTTGGACAGGCATGCGGATCGCCGAGATGGTTGCGGGCAAGCCGTTTGCCGAAATTATTCGGCGCAAGAAAGCCGACGATGCCAAGCAAGACTAAAGAGCAGCACAACCTCATGGCTGCGGTGGCCAAGAACCCCGCATTTGCCAAGAAGGTTGGGATTCCCACGAGCGTGGGGCAGGATTTCCTCAACGCGGACAAGGGCCGCAAGTTTAAAGAAGGTGGTGACACTATGGCTTCCAAAATGAATCCCGGTTTCATGGCAATGATGGCCAAGAAAAAAGGTATGCCTGCCAAGAAGATGGCCGGTGGCGGCATGGCCAAGATGGGCGCTGTGCGCACCGCCGCCCCCAGCAAGGATGGCGTCGCGTCCAAGGGCAAGACCAAGGGCAAGATGGTCGTCATGAAGCGCGGCGGCAAAGCCTGCTGATCTAGGAGTAAAAACATGGCAACTTCTGCTTTTGGTAAAGCATTCGCCGAGGCCCGCAAGTCCGGCCTTAAAGAGTTCGAGTTTGGTGGCAAAAAGTACAACACCAAGATGGCGAGTGACAGCGACGCGTCTTCGCCTAAAGCCGGTGTGTATGTCCCCCGCGACTTTTCCTCGCGCGCGGGCGAGCGGGCCAAATCCGAGAACTACGTTCCGCGTGATAGCGACACTATGCGCGGCCCTCGTGCCACGTCTCGTGGTTATGTTGGGCGCGGTGGTATCGGTGGTGGCGCTGGACGTGGTGGTCAAGGCGGTCCGTCCGCAACGGATTTGCTGGCCGAATCGGCAGAAGATGAGCGCGCGCCGACTTTTAAGAGTGGCGGCATGACGGCCTCTAAACGTGCCGATGGTTGCGCACAGCGCGGTAAGACCAAGGGCCGAATGGTGTAACCATGGCCACCATGAAGTCCGCCAAGAAGATGTATGAGGACATGCTGACGGAGCCTGCAAAGCCGTCACTTAGCCACACCACCAAGTCGATGGACATGGCGTCCAAGATGTTCAGCGCTGAGCCTAAGAAGATGGCGGCGGGTGGATACGTCAAGGCGGCGGATGGCTGCGCGCAGCGCGGCAAGACTCGCGGAAGGATGGTGTAACCATGATGGCCAGCCGAGGAATGGGTGCGATCGCGCCGAGCAAGATGCCCAAGGGCGTGAAAAAAGCTCGTCGTGACGACACCGACTTCACGCAGTACGCCGAGGGCGGTAGCACGTCCAAGGTGAACGAGGCTGGCAACTACACCAAGCCGGGCATGCGCAAGTCGCTGTTCGAGAAGATCAAGGCGTCCGCTACGCAGGGCACCGCCGCAGGGCAGTGGTCAGCGCGCAAAGCGCAGCTTCTGGCCAAGCAGTACAAGGCCAAGGGCGGGGGCTACAAGTGAAGGCTCCGCAGCAGTCGCTCAAAGACTGGACCGCGCAAAAGTGGAGGACTAAAAGTGGCAAACGCTCTTCTGACACGGGTGAACGGTATCTTCCAGAGTCTGCGATCAAAAGCCTCAGCCCTGCTGAGTACGCTGCGACAACGCGTGCGAAACGCGCTGGCAAAAAAGCCGGAAAACAATTCGTGAAGCAGCCGCCCAAGGTGGCAGCGAAAACAGCGAGGTTCCGATAATGGCCACTTCTGGCACCGCAACATTTAACCTCGATCTTGCGGAGATCGTGGAGGAAGCGTTCGAGCGCTGCGGTTCGGAGCTTCGCACGGGCTATGACCTCAAGACCGCTCGGCGGTCTTTGAACCTGCTGTTTGCCGACTGGGCCAACCGGGGCGTGAACATGTGGACGTTCGAGCAGGGCACCCAGACCCTGACTCCGGGCACCGCCACCTACAACCTGCCCACTGACACGGTGGACTTGCTGGAGCATGTGATCCGCACCGGTGCGGGCAACGTGGCAACGCAGGCCGACCTGACCATCACCCGGATCAGTGTTTCTACCTACGCCACGATCCCGAACAAGCTCCAGCAAGGCCGCCCCATCCAGATTTGGATCGAGCGCCTGAACACCCCGCGCTTTACTGTGTGGCCGGTGCCGGACGACAGCCAGACCTACCAATTGGTCTATTGGCGGCTGCGCCGCATTCAGGACGCGGGCAACGGCACCAACACGATGGACATGCCGTTCCGGTTCCTTCCCTGCATGGTGGCGGGGCTGGCTTACTACCTGTCAATGAAGGTGCCGGGAGCCATGGACCGCATGCAGTCCCTCAAGGCCCAGTACGACGAGGCGTGGGAGATCGCTGCCACCGAGGACCGGGAGAAGGCCGCTGTGCGCTTTGTGCCGCGCCGCCAGTACTTGGGTAGCGGTACGTAATGGCCAATCGGTTCGCCTCCGGCAAAAACGCCATCGCGATGTGCGATCGGTGCGGGCAGCGCTATAAGCTGACGGAGTTGAAGACCGAAATTGTTAAAACTAAAAGGTACCAACTTTTGGTTTGCCCGACGTGCTGGGACCCCGACCAGCCGCAGTTGCAGTTGGGCATGTACCCGGTGGACGATCCGCAGGCGCTGCGCAATCCGCGTCCGGACAGCACGTATCGAATTGCGGGCACGGGCCCGGACGGCTCCACCACGGGCGGCAGCAGGATCATTCAGTGGGGGTGGAACCCGGTGGGGGGCGCGTCGTTTTTCGATGCGGCGCTTACTCCAAACGACTTGGTTTCCACCGTGCAAATTGGTACAGTCGAGGTAGTCACGACATAAGGAGTCGAACATGGACGCTAAAACCGCAGTGCGCAAGCACGAAAAGAACATGCACCCCGGTGCTACGCCTACCAAGCTGCGTGCTGGTGGCAAGACCAACGCCGACATGCTTAAGATGGGCCGTGGCCTTGCTAAGGTCGCAAACCAGAAGTCCCCCGGTCGCAAAGGAGCCTGACATGGCCACCTATCGTAACCCCACGTACAAACCGCTGGAGCCTGCTGGCACCATGCCGGTCAAAGAAGCTCTGCGGGCCAACGTGTCCGTTGCCAACGAGCGCACGAATCCTTATCCGGAGACCAAGACCTCTGGCATCAAGATTCGTGGCACTGGTGCGGCCACCAAAGGCGTGATGGCTCGCGGCCCGATGGCTTGAGGTACTGAATGAACTACGCCGAGTTGGTCACTGCAATTCAGGACTACACTGAGAACACGTTTGATTACGGGACCACCCCGTCGATCATCAACACGTTCATCAAGCAGGCCGAGCAGCGCATCTACAACTCGGTGCAGTTTCCGTCGCTGCGCAAAAACGTCACAGGATCGACGACCTCCGGGAACAAGTACCTGTCTGCCCCCACCGACTTCCTGTCGGTGTATTCGATGGCCGTCATCGACAGCGATGGCAACTACGAGTACTTGCTCAACAAGGATGTGAACTTCATCCGGCAGGCGTACCCCAACCCGGCCAGCACGGGCATCCCCAAGTACTACGCGCTGTTTGGTCCGACGACCACGGGCAGCCCCAACCCAGTGTTGACGGATGAACTGTCGTTCATCTTGGGCCCCACGCCGGACAGCCAGTACTCGATGGAGCTTCACTACTTCTTCTACCCCGAGTCCATCACGGTGGCAGCGGACGGGCAGACTTGGCTGGGCGACAACTTTGACTCGGTGCTGCTGTATGGCTCGCTGGTCGAGGCGTACACCTACATGAAGGGCGAGACCGACATGATGGCGCTGTATGCGCAACGTTATGCCGAGGCGCTGAATATGGCCAAGCGTCTGGGTGACGGTCTGGAGCGCAGTGATGCGTACCGCAGTGGGCAGTTCCGGGTGGCACCGCTGCCGCAGAATAACGGGGTTGCCTGATGGCTTTTACCGGCAACGCCACTTGCAGTGTCTTCAAGCTCGGCTTGATGAAGGGCGACTTCGACTTCGATTCGGATACCTTCTATATCGCGCTGTACACCAACGCTGCGTCGTTGGGCGTGGACACCACCGAGTACACAACTGCGGGTGAGGTTGTTGCGGCGGGGTATACCGCTGGCGGCGAAGCGCTGACTGTGAGCACGACACCCGTGCTTGGCGGCACCACCGCATACATCTCGTTTTCAAACGTGTCGTGGTCAGGGGCGTTCACGGCGCGCGGTGCGTTGATCTACAAGCCCGGGACCGATGGCGCAGTGTGCGTGCTGGACTTTGGCGCGGACAAGACCTCGACGACAACTTTCACGGTGCAGTTCCCCGCTGCCACCAACACTTCGGCAATCATCAGAATCGCATAAGGAGCGACCATGTTCAACGAAAAAGTTAAAGCGGGTGGCGTGTTCACCGTGCAGTGTTTCGATCAAGACGGCAACCTGAAGTGGCAAGCCGAGAAGCACAACCTCGTGGTCAACGTCGGCCTCAAGGACATGAACGACAAGTACTTCACCGGCAGTGCCTACACCGCTGCGTGGTACATCGGCCTGTACGGCGCGGGCGCGTCTAACACCCCGAACGCTTCGGACACCATGTCTTCGCACGCGGGCTGGACGGAAGTCACGGCATATAGCCAATCCACCCGCCCCGCTGCTACTTTTGCTGCGGCCACTACTGCGGACCCCTCGGTCATCACCAACACCGCTTCTCCGGCGACGTTCAGCATCAACGGCACGACCACCGTGGGTGGTGCGTTCCTGACCAGCGACAACACTAAGGGTGGCACTACGGGCATCCTGTTCTCCGCCTCGGACTTCCAGTCCCCCGGCGATCGCTCGGTGGTCAACGGTGACACGCTGACTGTGACCTACACCTTCAGCCTCGACGCTGCATAAGGAGCCGACATGGCCACCGCGTTCAAGAAGGGCGACGTTGTGAAGCTGACCACCGTGGTGCCGCAAGGCCCCGTGCTGGCTCTGCGCATGGACGACAGCGGCATCATCCAGTACCTCGTGGAGTGGGTGGATGCCAACGGTGTCACGCAACAACGCTGGTTCGACGAAGACCAACTGACGGGGGCCTGATATGGCCTTCGTCCTTGCGGATCGAGTCCGCGAGACTACGACAACGACCGGCACCGGTACGGTGACGCTGGCGGGAGCCGTCACGGGGTTTCAAACCTTCGCGGCTATCGGCAACGGCAACACTACGTACTACACGATTGCTGGGCAGGGCACCGCCGAGTGGGAGGTGGGGATTGGCACGTACACGGCTTCGGGCACCACGCTTGCCCGTAACACCGTGCTGGCCTCCAGCAACTCCGGCTCGCTCGTCAACTTCTCCGCTGGCACCAAGGACGTGTTCTGCGACTACCCCGCTGTGCGCGCCGTGATTGGTGGCATGGGGTATATCGAGAACGAGGCCACGATCACGCAGTCGTCCACCATCAACGACGGACATAACGCCATCAGCGGGGGTCCGATTACGTTGGCTTCGGGTGTGACGGTGACGGTGCCCTCCGGCTCCGTGTGGACGGTCGTCTAATGTTCGGCTTCTACGCGTTCTCTACAACCGCCTTCTCCGCGCTGGCGGGGAACGTGTTCACGGCTGCGGTTATCGAGAGCGCCACAGCGCAGGATGTGCAGGTTGCCAACTTGTCCGTTCCTGCCTCGGTCAGTGAGTCAGCCACAGGTTCGGACGCCACGGCTTCGGCGATTACGTTTGCGTCAGCGGTTTCCGAGACTGCGACAGGTTCTGACGCGGTTGCCTCCGCTGCCACGTTTGGCGGTGTGATTGCAGAAACGGCTACCGGCACGGATACGGTGTCGGCGGCAGCGACGTTCTTGGTGGCGGTCAGTGAGTTGGTTACTGGGGCGGACACGGTTTCTTCCGTTCCAACTTACTCCACCAACATTTCCGAGACTGCTACGGGCAGCGACGCTGTTTTGGCTGGGGCGGTACTCACCTCACAGATTTCCGAGACTGCCCAAGGTGTGGACTTTGTGTTTACACAGCATGCGCTGTTTGGAGTCGTGGACGAGGGTGCCAGCGGCACGGACAGTGTTTCGGCAAAAGCCACACTCCCCGCCCGCGTCGCAGAAAGCACGACAGCACGCGACACCATCAGCAGTGTCCCGACGTACTCCACCCAGATTGCCGAGAGCGCGACGGGGTCCGAGACTGTGGCTTCCGTGCCGGTGTATTCCGCCCAGATTGCTGAGTCTGCGGCGGGGATCGACGCTACGGCGTCCAGCTTCACCTTCTTTGGCGCGGTGCTGGAGAATGCGCAGGCGGCTGACGCGGCAGCGACGACCTTGGCTTTGGGAGGCTTGATCTCGGAGTCGGCTGCGGGACAAGATTCTGTGGCGACCAACACGGCTTTTGCGGCCTCGGTCGATGAGTCGGCTACGGCACAAGACGCCTTTGCGGTCATCGCAGCCTTTGCTGCCCTGATCCAAGAAAACGTGAACGCGGCGGACCAGATCATGGCCCGCCTGAAATGGGAATTGATCGTCGATACCCAGAGCGCTGGATGGACCGTAATTGATGACACTGGGCCCTCCTCGTGGCAAAATGTTTCAACCTCGGCTGACGCTGGCTGGCGCAATATCGACACGAAGGAGCCTTAAATGCCATCCGCATACACCTCGCTGCTTGGATTCGTGCAGCCCGTCACCGGGGAACTGACCAATACTTGGGGCACGGCGGTCAACAACCAGTTGACCCAACTGATCGAAGATTCGATCGCCTCGACCTCTACGGCCAGCTTGACTGCTGGTGACTGGACGCTGTCTACTACCGCTGGTGGCGCGCCGAACGAAGCTCGCACGGCCATTCTGGTTGCCACGGGCACCCCCGGAACAACGCGCAACATCTACGCTCCCAAGCAGAGCAAGACCTACGTCGTCATCAACAACACCGACAGCACCGTGTTTTTGAAGGGGGGTCCCGGCTCCCCGACGACGGGTATCGGCATTCAGCCCGCAGGCTCAGTGCTGGCTTCGTGGGATACCAGCATCGGCGATTTTGTCAAGGTGGCTGGCGGTGGCGGTGGTGCTACCGGCGGTGGTGCCAACCAAGTGTTTTTTGAAAACGACCAGACGGTGACCAACGACTACACCATCCCCGGCAACAAGAACGCCGGTACGTTTGGCCCCATCACGGTGGACAGCGGGATTACGGTGACGGTGTCGTCCGGCGCGGTGTGGACTGTGGTCTAAGGAAGGAATTGAAATGCCAGTAACGATCAGTGGCTCCGGCCCGTTTAGCGGCAGTCGCCTCACGGTGGCCAACGGCGTTGTGGGCAACGTCACCACGCTGACCTACTCGTCCACCATCACCCCGGACTTCAGTCTGGGCAACAACTTTGCGGTCACGCTCACGGGCAACGCCACGCTGGCCAACCCGTCGAACCTGCTTGCGGGCCAAAGCGGCGTGATCACCATCACGCAGGACGCCACAGGTTCTCGCACGCTGGCCTACGGCAGCGCGTGGGACTTTTCTAACGGCACGGTTCCCACCCTCACCACCACAGCCAACGCGGTGGATGTGCTGGCCTACTATGTGATCAGCGCCTCGCAGATTGCTGCGCGACTGATCCCGGATGTGAAATGAGCCTAGTCAACGCCAATCCGCTCATCCTCGCGGCGGGCGGGGACTATCAGATCAGCCGCTCGGTGCGGCTGCGCAACAGCGCGTCTGCGTATTTTTCGCGTACGTACGCCACTTCGCCGACCAACAACAAGATCAACACGTTCAGCGGTTGGGTCAAACGCGGCACACTTGGCACCCTCGGGTACATCTTCACCGCGTACGATGGCACTTCTGCGCTTGCAGCGGGCATTTGGTTTCAGAACGACAAACTGTGGGCGGAATACGGCGGTCCTCCGGGGTCGGGTCGCATCACTACAACGCAGGTGTTTCGTGACCCGTCCGCTTGGTATCACATTGTTTTGGCAATTGACACAACGCAGGCCACGGCATCCAACCGAGTGAAGTTGTACATCAACGGCGTGCAAGTGACGGCGTTTGATACCGCGACCAACCCGACGCTGAACTTGGCTACGGCGTTTACTTTTCCGAACGGCAATAACCGAGTTGGTGCAAACTGGGACAACTCCGGTCCGTTCGACGGCTACCTCACCGAGGTCAACTTCATCGACGGTCAAGCCCTGACCCCGTCGAGCTTTGGCGAGACCAACCCGGTGACTGGCGTGTGGCAACCCAAGAAGTACACCGGCACCTACGGCACCAATGGATTCTTCCTCACGTTCCAAGACAACTCTGCCGCCACTGCTACGACCATCGGCAAGGACTACTCGGGCAACGGCAACAACTGGACACCCAACAACATCAGCGTGACCGCTGGCTCGACCTACGACTCGATGCTGGATGTGCCGACGGCCTACGCTGACGGGGGCAATGGACGTGGCAACTACTGCGTATTGAATCCTCTTGCCTACAGCTTCTATACGACGCGCACTTCCACATCGAGCGGCAACCTAGACTTTAGCGACTCCACTTCTACCAACACAGGGGTTCTTGGAACCACGCTCGTATCGTCGGGCAAGTGGTACTTTGAGATGCTTAGTTCGGGAACCGGTGTGTTTTCTGTCGGGCTTAAAAACCCAGCAAACAGCACAGAATATTCGTTCTACCGAAACAACGGGGCGTATTCATCTTCGTTTGGAGGGCCGGGCACTTTTGGTTACTCTTCGTGGACAAGTGGCGACGTTATCAGTGTGGCGTGGGACGAGGACAGCGGCAAGATTTGGTACGCAAAAAATGGCGTCTGGCAATCGGGCAGTCCGTCAGCAGGCACGAGCCCGACCAACACTTTTACGCCGGGGATTCCGCTGGTCTCCGACATCAACACCGACAATTCCGCTGGAACGAAGGCTGGCTCGTTCAACTTCGGCCAACGCCCGTTCAGCTACACCCCGCCCACCGGCTTTAAGGCGCTGAACACCGGCAACCTGCCGGAGCCGACGATTGTGCAGGGCAACAAGTGGATGGATGCGACGATTTACACGGGCACTGGCGCAACGCAAACCATCACGAACAGCGGTTCGATGCAGCCTGACTTCGTGTGGGCAAAGTCAAGAAGTTCTGCCGAATCGCACCGTTTGGAAGATTCTGTTCGTGGCGCAACACAAGCGTTGTATTCCAACCTTACGAATGCTGAAACAACAGAAGCGCAGTCCATCACCGCTTTTAACAGCGGAGGATTTACGCTTGGCACAGGAACACCCAATACTAGCGCCGTCACCTACGTCGCTTGGCAATGGAAAGCAGGTGGCACTCCCGCAGTAACCAACACTAACGGCAGCATCACCAGCACGGTGAGTGTCAGCACTACCGCTGGGTTTAGCGTCTTGCGGTACACGGGTACGGGCGCTGCTGCGACTGTAGGGCATGGCCTTGGTGTTACGCCGCAGATGGTGATTGTCAAGCGCAGGGATAGCGGCCCGTCTTCGTGGACCGTGTGGCACAACTCCTTCAGTTCGATCGAGTACATCTACCTGAACCTGACTAACTCCAAATCGTCTAGCGCTGGATCGACCGTTTGGAACAGCACGCTGCCGACAAGTTCTGTGTTTAGCCTTGGAACGTACACCGATGTGAACGCAAGCGGCGGCACTTATGTTGCCTACTTGTTTGCTCCTGTCGCAGGCTACTCTGCTTTTGGCACCTACACCGGTAATGGAAGCGCGGATGGCCCGTTTGTGTTCACTGGCTTCTTGCCCCGTTGGGTGATGATCAAGCGATCTGACTCTACAAGCGCATGGCTTGTTGTTGATACTTCGCGGCAGTCGTATAACGTGCAAGGCCCTTATCTGGTTCCGAACTCATCGGACGCGGAGACCACCGGAACGACCGTTCTGGATGTTGTGGCAAACGGCTTCAAGTCGCGGTCAAGCTCGACGCTGAACGCCAGCGGCGGCACCTACATCTACGCGGCCTTCGCGCAGAACCCCTTCAAATACGCACTTGCGAGGTAACCCATGTTCCTGCTCGACAACAAACCGCTTGGACTCGATGCGCCGTTCACGCACAACGAAGTCCAGTACCCCGCCAACTGGGTCCGCCTTGCCAGCCCCGAGGAGCGTGCTGCTATCGGCATTACCGAAGTGGCTGATCCGGTGGCATACGACGATCGCTTCTACTGGGCACCCGGCGTTCCCAAGCTCTTGGAAGACCGCGAGGAGTCCGATGAGCAGGGCAACCCCCTGTACGTCAAGGTTCTGGGCGAGGTGGACGGCAAGCCTGCCATGGTGGACAGCACTGAGCGCATGGTCACCAAGGGCCTGAAGTCGCAGACGGTTGCCCAGATCAAGCAGACGGCTGCAAGCCTGCTGGCCCTCACGGACTGGAAAGTCACCCGCGCTGCGGAAGGTGTAAAACCCGTGGATGCCGCTACACTGACTGAACGTGCCGCGATCCGCACAGCCTCGGATGCAAACGAAGCCGCAGTTCTTGCGTGCACGACGGTGGACGAGTTGGCCGCGCTCCAGATGCAGTGGCCGGAAGGAGTCAAGTAATGTCACAGGTAAAAATCACCGGCAACGCCTCGGGCACCGGCATCTTCACGATTGCCTCGCCCAACAGCAACAACAACCAGACCCTGACGCTGCCGGATAGCACGGGGACTGTTCAGGTTAGCGGCAACCCAATCTCGGGCACTACGGGCACCTTCACGGGCCTCTTGGACATCAGCGCTGCGGGCGCGGGCCAGATTCAGTTCCCCGCTACCCAGAACGCCTCTGCCAACGCCAACACGCTAGACGACTACGAGGAAGGCACGTTTACTCCAACGATTACCGCTGCGTCAGGTTCTAACGGTGGGGTCACTGCCACAGGGTCTTATACGAAAGTTGGAAGGTTTGTTTTCCTACAGCTTGCTTTAGCAAGTATTTCAAAAGGTACTTTGTCGGGGCAACTTGCAGTTGGCGGTTTGCCGTTTACGGTGACGATCCCAAACTCCACGGCAACCTGCCGCTGGGACTTAGGTGGTGGAACTCCTCCGTCGGGCATGACGTTAATCTGCCCTCAAAGCGGCGGAGGAACGGGGCTTGAACTTCAGGCGTTTGGCGCATCTGGTTACCTTGGCAATTTGTCGGCTGTGCATTTTGGCTCAACATTTAACATCTATAACATTACATTCTGCTATCAAACAACGTAAAGGAGAATCAGAAAATGAGTTTTTCTGAAGATAAACTGATTGATCAAATCACCGTTGTTGAGCACGGGATCGTTTTGTACCGTGAAGCCACACGCACCATGAGTGACGGCAAGGTGATCAGTCAAAAATTCCATCGCACCAGCCTCACGCCAGGACAAGACCTCACGGGACACCCAGAGCAAGTGCAGGCTGTTGCGCGTGCTGCATGGACTCCCGAAGTAATTGCTGCATATCAAGTTTTCACGGCACCGCGTGAAGGAGCCAACTAAATGTCCATAGTCAAGGCCAATACCTACCAAGACGCCAGCGGCGGCAGCAATGCTGTCTTCTCCGGGGTCGCCAACCCGCCCAACTCGATGGGCTTTCGCAACCGCATCATCAACGGCAACATGGTCATCGACCAGCGCAATGCTGGTGCGGCGGTGACGATTACGAACACTGCCGCTAACACGTTCATGACGGACCGCTTCTTCGTCTACGGTTCGCAAGCCAGCAAGTTTTCTGCACAACAGAACGCCGGGTCGGTAACGCCGCCAGCAGGTTTTACTAACTATCTGGGGATCACTTCTCTTTCCGCTTATTCAATCACTTCCGGCGATGTGTTCGTACTTGGGCAGAACGTTGAGGGATTCAATGCTGCTGACTTTGCCTGGGGCACTGCAAGCGCTCAAACTGTCACTCTGTCGTTTTGGGTTCGCAGTTCATTGACGGGCACCTTTGGCGGTGTTGTCAGGAACTCGGCCAACAATCGTTCTTATCCGTTTAGCTACACGATCAGTTCCGCGAATACCTGGGAACAAAAGGTCATAACAATCGCGGGCGACACGACGGGTACATGGGTGACCAACAACGGCATTGGGTTGCGCGTTCACTGGGGATTGGGCGTAGGTTCGACAACCAGCGGAACTGCGGGGGCGTGGGCCGCGTCTGAATTTAACTCCGCTACCGGCGCAACCAGCGTCGTCGGCACCAACGGAGCCACCTTCTACATCACCGGCGTCCAGCTTGAAGCTGGCACCAACGCCTCGGCCTTCGAG